GCAGATATTAGAGGCTGGTGAAACACCCAGCACTAAACACTGGCTATTTATCTGGAACGGTGGAGGTGGTGCATGGAAACGTGTTACTAACCCCATTCGTGACCAGAAACAAATTAACTTAGAGCTTTACAGTAGGAGAGCTTATAACATAATAAAACAGTATAAGAATGAGCAAACCAAATATCAGTCTAAAAAAGAAACACAAGTCGGACAAAGGTGGTCTGACAGAAGCTGGTCGGAAGTATTACAATTCCAAAACTGGTTCTAATCTTAAACGCCCACAGCCTGAAGGCGGTTCACGTAAGAAATCATTCTGCGCTCGTATGAGTGGTGTTAAAGGCCCTATGAAAGATTCTAAGGGCAGACCAACCCGTAAGGCTTTAGCCCTCAAGCGCTGGAAATGCTAACCCCCAAGAGATTAATCAAATGAGTTTATACGAAAATATTAACAGACGTAAGAAACTGGGTATCAGTCGCCCTAAAAGTAAATCAACTATAAGCAAGAAGTCTTATAGTAATATGAAAAAAGACTTCAAAAAGAAGAAGTAAACAATTTCCGTTCCCATTACTAGTCTAACGACCATGCCCTCCGAGGAGGATAACGTGCAAGCCAAACAAGTGTATAGGAACACCTAACCCAATAATAATAATAAACTAAAGTTAAAGAAAGAATAAATTATGGCTAATACAACTGCATCCCGTTTGGGACAAGTAAATGCAACAGGTGATGTCGATAGTTTGTTCCTCAAGGTGTTCTCTGGAGAAATCCTAACTACCTTTGAAGAGCAAAATGTCATGAAAGACTTGCACATGGTGCGTACAATTAATAGTGGTAAGACTGCTCAGTTCCCCGTTACAGGCATCGCTGACGCTAACTACCACACTGTTGGTGAAGACATCGTAGATGCTTCTAACAACTACCTCTCAACTATTAAGCACGCTGAGAAAACCATCAACATTGATGACGTTCTTGTTGCTTCTACCTTCATCGCAAACATTGACGAGTTGAAGAACCACTACGACGTTCGTAGCATCTATGCTAAGGAACTCGGTAAGGCTCTTGCAAAACGCTTTGACCTTGCAACTATGAAGACATTGTATGCTGCTGCTGGGGGTACATCTCCAATCGGTGGTAACGGTGGTACAACTGTCGGTAATGCTGACACAGAAACTGCTGCTGGTCTTGTTGACGCACTCTACGGAGTTGCTCGCTCACTTGACGAGAAGGACGCTCCCGACGAAGGTCGCTTTGCTGTTCTTACTCCTAGCCAGTACTACACACTACTTACTGCTGACAATGTTGCTATCAATCGCGACAACGGTGGAGTAGGTAATGTTGCTACAGGTACTATCGCTCAAGTTGCTGGTATCAACCTTATCAAGAGCAACCACTTAGATTCAGTTATCGGACTTGGCGACGCATCTGCTGTTGCTACTGGTGACGGTGCAGCTAACAATGCTGTCTTCGGTGGTAACGGTTACAATGGTGACTTCTCTGGTCTCCTCGGTGCTAACGGTACAGCTAAGGGCTTCCTTGCTGGTACTAAAGAAGCTATCGGAACTGTTAAGCTCCTCGACCTTGCTACTGAAAGCGAGTACCAAATCCAGCGTCAAGGCACACTCTTCGTTGCCAAATACGCAATGGGTCACGGTGTACTTCGCCCTGAGTGCGCGGTTAAGGTTCTTCCTGCTTAAACCAAACTCTTAATTCTGAGTCCCCTTGGTATATTCCTTGGGGACTCTTTTTCTTTTCAATTTTAAATTAATATAATTATGCCAACTCTGACATCTAAACTCGAAGCAGTAAATTCAATGCTAGGTCACATCGGTGAGTCACCTGTGAATAGTATTAGCGACACAAATGCGCTCCCCATCTCAGCGTCTACTGCGCTGTCCGTTCTTGACGAAGTAAGCCGAGCAGTTCAAGCAGAAGGCTGGCACTTTAACTCCGAAGTTTCTGTATCACTCAGCCCTGCAAGTGACGGAACTATTACCCTTTCTGAAGACATCCTAGAGCTTGACGCTGTGGATACCTCTATAGACTTAGTACAACGCGGACTCAGTTTGTTTGACCGCGCTAATAACACTACAGTATTTACTAAAGACCTCACAGTTAACCTTACACGCCTCTTAGAGTGGACAAGCTTACCTGAGTCAGCCAGACGTTACATGACACTACGTGCCTCACGTGTGTTCCAAGGACGCATCGTAGGTTCTCGCGAGCTGGAAGCTCTTATTGCTAGAGACGAATACAGCGCACGTGCTGACCTTATGGATGCTGAGAGTAATACATCAGATAAAACCATATTTGACAGCTATGACACAGCCATCAGAATAGGAATAAACCGTAACTACGACCTTACATAATGCCTTTAATTAATACTTCCCTCCCTAATCTCATTCAAGGTGTCAGCCAGCAGCCAGATGTGTTGCGTTATGACGGACAGTGTGAGGAGCAGGAAAACGCTCTTAGCTCAGTTATTGATGGACTAGTTAAACGTCCTAACACACGCCACGTAGCGCGTCTCCTAGAGGAAGCTATAAGTGCTAACAGTTTTGTTCACTTCATTAACAGAAGTAAGACAGAGAAGTATGTAGTTATTAATGATGGTTCTTATCTCCGTGCGTGGAACCTTGACGGCACTAGCTGTACTATTAACGGATACACCGACTATGACCTCTCTACATCTTACCTAGGAAGTAGTAACCCACAGGAACTCACTAAAGCTCTTACGGTTGCTGATGGTACTTTCCTCCTTAAGACTGACCACGCGGTAGGCTTAGGTACTGACTACTCACCAGCTATAGACAAAGAGGCGTTGGTGTTTGTTAAACAAGGCGACTACGAAAAGAATTACACATTAAACCTACAAGGTTCTTTTAGTGGTGGTGGTTCAGGTACACAGGCTGAAGTACGCTTCAAGATGAAAAATACGCCTAACAACACCATGTATATTGACTTTGTTAATATTATTGATGGCGGTTCTTTATATGAAAGCGGTACAACAACAGTAACTGTTAGCCCACCAGCAGTTCACCCTTCATACTCTAATACAACTTTAGTTACATTCACTGATGCTATTTTAGACATAACAGTGGATGCCTCTGGTACAATAATAGCAATCAACATTTTAAATGCTGGTGAGTATCAATATAGTGCTAACGGTAATATCTTAAGCTATAACCAAACTTGGATAGAGGAAGACAGTACCACATTCCTTAGTGGCCCTACAGGTACTGGTGCAACAGGTTCAACAACACCTGTAACCATCACCTCAGGGGATTCTCTAGATGCTAATAATGCTGACTCCTCTACTATACTAGGAGAGCTACACACTCAGTTTGAGCAGGTGTTTAACCCAACTAACGGTGAGTTTGCCACAGAAACTGAAGGTAACCTCATGGTTCTCACTAGAGGTGCTGGAAAACCTGACTTCGTTATATCTGGTACAGATGGTTTAGCTAATACTGGACTAGGTGTTATCTATAAAGAGGTAAGTGCGTTATCCGACCTCCCCACATACGCTAAGAATGGCTTCACTGTCAAAGTCGTAGGTGATGTAGAGTTAAACCAAGACGACTACTACGTTAAGTTTGAAACAACCGATGGACAGAATTTAGGACAAGGAAGCTGGAGAGAAACTATAGCTCCTGAGACACGCTTAGGGTTAGACGCTAGTACGCTTCCTCAGGTTCTGTTGAACACAGCTCCTAATACCTTTACGCTTTCTTCCATGTCCCTCAAGGATAGAACAGCAGGGGATGACACAAGCAACCCTCTACCTTCTTTTGTATCACAACCTATAAGCAACTTATTCTTCTTTAAGAACCGCTTAGGATTCCTCAGTAATGATAACATCATTCTCTCTGAGAGTGGTCTCGGCGGTATCAATAATGCTGGCGACCTTGAGTACAACTTTAGCCGTACCACAGTTACTACGTTACTAGACTCTGACCCTATTGATGTCTCTGTAGCTTCCACACGTGTTACTAATCTAAAGTCCGCTAAAGGATTCCAAGATAACCTCATCGTGTTCTCTGCTAACGGACAGTTTGTACTGAAAGGTGGAGACATTCTAAGTCCTTCTACAGTCTCTATTAGTCCTATTACTAACTATGAGTTTGATACAGCAGTAGACCCACTACCCTTAGGTTCTTATCTCTACTTCCCATTCACACGTGGTAACTTTAGCGGTCTACGTGAATACTCCGTTAACGCTACATCTGACACCTACGACTCTGTAGAAATAACAGAACACGTACCGAGTTACATCCCTAGCAACGTGGTAGATATTAGCGGTACATCCTCCGAGAGTATCATAGCTATCTTAAGTGCTAACGAGGCTTCCTCCCTGTACATCTACAAATACTTCTGGAGTGGTAACCAAAAGGTACTAAGTGCTTGGTCTAAGTTCACCTTTGAGGGTGATATACGAGGTATTCAGTTTGTTGAGTCATCCCTGTACGTTGTAGCTGTACATAATAGCGAGACGCAGCTTCTAGAGCTTCCTCTTGAGTCAGGCTTAAAAGACACAGCAGGATACACCACTCACCTTGACCAACGCGTAGAAGCCACAGTCTTAGCAGGAGCTTCAACTATTACTCTTCCTTACACTCCTGATGCAAACGCTACAGTCGAAGTGTACACTAAGGACGGTCAACAGCTCTTACATAGTCGTAGCGGTTCTACTATAACCCTATCTAACCCTGTGAGTTCTGATACAGATGTATGGGTTGGTTATGCTTACAACATGAAGTACACGCTTTCTGAGCAACTCTTCAAAGCATCTTCAGGTAACTCTAAGAGTCCTTCGGCTTCTGCTAAGTTAATGATACGTAACGGCTCATTGTTCTACAACAATACAGCTCACTTCACGGTTAAGGTAACCCCTAAAGCTCGTAATACGTATGTTAATACCTTCACTCCTAATGTAGTTGGTTCATCTGTAATTGGTTCATTAAACTTGGACAGTGGTTTCTACCGCTTCCCTGTGTTCACCAAAGCAGAAGACACTACTTTC